AAGCCTCAAGCAACGCCAGCACTGCTTCCTGCCCCATCGTTGGCGGGTAGGTGCGGGTCGGACCGCTGGACGAAACGTGGTAGGCAAAGAAAGGATCTGGCAACGGCCACTTGCCCATCGCCTTTAACTCTTCGTGGTCTGGCTCGATGAGATGTAGGACTGGCTTACAATACTTCGCCATAGTCTTCTCATCCCATACGCCCATCCACTCGTAGATCCGCTGGTAGCAGTTGCCAGGACCAGTGCCTAGCTTGGTGTTGCCAACCTGACCGCTGAACAGATCGTCCGTTGGAACGTGTGCATCGAAAGAATCCCACGCCTCCAGCGAGGATGGCAACGGCCACAGCTTTGCACCCAGCCCAGCGTAGAGAGGCAAGTTGCGAGCAGGAGCGTAAACCTCAACAACCCCACCCGATTCTTGCACCAAATAGTTTACGAAGGCGGTAGCGATGATCGCGTCACCAATCGCACCAGCGCGGTACACGGCTGTTGCACCACCAGCAGCACGCCCCTTGTAGTAAGGTTTGATCTTGTGTGGACATGGGATTGAATCATCCCAGGTTGGTCCAGTTAGCTCATCGGGCAACACATAGGTATTGCGCGGGTAGAGCATATTGTCATCGACTTTGTGAATTGCGTTTGTGTTATTTGTCCATAGTTTCATTTGTTGTCCTTTCTATTTTCACGATCAACAGAGTCAATCCTTTTTCCAATCCAAGCCATGCACGGCACGGCCATTGAATTGCCAAGAGCCTTGTATCGTGGCCCATCGGGGCATTGATCCGCTGGCTTGTTACGCCAAGGAATCATCGTGTGGTCATCGTTAAAGCCTTGGAGTCGTTCACATTCTCTTGGCGTGAGCCTGCGTACTGCCATTCGATCCGCTGGATTGATGACTCCGCCAGTATGATTGATGTCGGATGCTGAAGACGAAATTGACTGCGACTTCTCTCCAATTGTTTTGTTGTAGCAATCGACTGCAACAGCCACTTGATTATCCCCCATCTCCTTCCGCAATGTCGGAGATAGTTCCTTAACAAATCTGCTCTCGCTGCCTTCTCTCGTTGCAATACCAGGCTCAAAGGCAATCGCCTCCTGCACCAACGGCACATTACCGCCACCCGTTCCGTATCGTGATACGCAACTAGGAGCGACATCGTGCGGACCAGTTACTCGGCTGTCGTTTGGATGGTTCTCGTATAAGACGGCCATTCCACCTTGATTGCAGGTAGGATCTAATCCTCTGGATGTGTCTAGAGATCTAGCCAAATCAACTTGATTGCAACCGCTAATCGGATTTTTGCTTTTCATGCTATTGCTTGAAAGGCTGTCGAAAGAAAAGGCAATCGCATGCTTGTCTCCTTTAGTTAGGGTGGGCGCAGGATCACCTGGCTTACCCACTCCAAGTCCATTACCTTTTCCGTCTTGCTTTCCTCCACGCTTACCAGAGAAGCGAGTGGCTTGATCGTGGATGGGGATTGGAAAGTAAAAACTTTCAGCTTGTTGGGTTAATTGTTTTCCAACTTGTTTACTTAACCCGCAGTCAATCGTTGCGCATACATCTGGTATGCCAGCGTCTATTCTTTGATCGATGTTTCCAGCGCCTGCTTTAACATCGGCGGCAACTCCTTGCCTCGCTTCTCGGCTCGGCGGAGTATCCCTGCGCACGCTTTCGGACTCAAATAAAACCTTTGCGGCAAGACTCCCTTCTCCAAGATGTGCGACAACGAACACACGACGGCGTCTTTGGGCCACTCCGAACCATTGAGCGTCCAACACTCGGTATGCCCACTCATACCCCAACTCCCCCAACGCTCCGAGGAAGGAACCAAAATCTTTTCCTCCGTTAGATGACAAGACACCGGGGACGTTTTCCCAGACAAGCCATCGAGGTTTGAAACGTTCAGCGATTGCAAGATAGGTAAGCATGAGGTTCCCCCTTGGGTCCTTGAGCCCTTGCCTGAGTCCCGCGACTGAAAATGATTGACAGGGTGTTCCTCCGACCAGAAGGTCGATTGTTCCGCTTTGTATATTCCATTGTTCATATTTTGTCATATCTCCTAAGTTTTGAACCTTCGGCCAATGGTGCTTCAGCACCGCTGACGGAAATGGCTCTATTTCTGAAAACGCAACTGGCTCCCATCCGATAGGCTCCCAAGCCTTGGACGCTGCCTCAATGCCAGAACATACGGATAGGTACTTCATTCCTCACCCACCACTTCCTTACACACCAAGCTGGCTGCATCGACCATCGTGATGATCTGGATCATATCTATCGCGTGTCCGTGAGTCGCGCGATCCCTCTCAATCACAAGCTTATTGCGTGCAATTGAAAGGATCTCGCGCGCCCACTTGAGGCGATCTTTAGCCTCGACTTGCATTACGAACCAGATCGCATACGAAACTTGCGTGGCTTGCTCTTGCCTGCTGCGGATAACGCAATGGCAATCATCTGCTCGCGTGAGCGAGGCTTACCGCCTGCTCCACGCTCGCTACCCTTCTTGCGGTTATCCCTAGCCAACTCACTCATATTCTTACTCACGTCTTTACCTAATGGCATTGTGACCTCCTATGCTGTTTCTTCACCAACCACATCATCCCATGTGGCTTCTTCCCCATTCCAAACCTGCGATTGCGTCCGCAACCATTTAGGCTTTTCGGATTGAGTGGTGAAACTTGATTCGCGCCAAAGCACATTGTTACCTGGAACAGCCGTGATCCGTCCATTGTTAAGCGCAATAAAATGGTGTGACTTGGTTTGGCTTGGAGACATAGAGAATCCATCTCCGTAAGGTTCGGCTGTGAATAGATAGCGACCAACCTCCCAAGTCTTCTTGCTGGCAATCCATACCTTGCAGGACAGCCCCATCAGATAGTCGTACTCGATTGTGGTGAAGTTCCATCCAAAACAATCCCAGCGTTGGGCATCGTTAATGTCCCAATCCATAATTGCAATCTCGCCGTGAGCCAGAGCGTGTAGTGGCAAGCCTCGGTACAGCGCACCGCACTTGAGCATCACAGTGCAACCCCAAGCTCGGCCAGGAATTGCTGTTAGGCCAAACCACACAACGTCCTCTATGCCTTGCTTCTCGCCGTCAGACACAAACTCCATATCGCACTTGACGTACAAGTGGCGCGGCAGATTGGCGGCGTGGGTCATCGCCAAGCTGGTCCAGTAAACCAAGCCACCAACACCCAGCGTGTACCCCATATTGGCGCACGCGCTCTATGTTCTAAATAAGATGGGAACCAGCAACCTGCTCCTTGCTCTCTGATAAACTTGGCGTTATCTATGTCGGCCTTAACCTGCAAGCCACCGCCTAGGTATTCGGATGGCTCAGAAAGATTAACCACCGCAGTCAGCTTGCGATCAGATCCAGTATAGGTATCAAAGTGCCACCAGAATTGCTGGAGTGGATTGTACTTTAGGATTTGCAATTGCTGCACCCCGCTAACATCAAACCGCCAATGCTCCTCGTTAATGCTTACGGTAATCTCCCGCATGATGTTGTAAATCCAATTATTATGTTGTGCGTAAGGAATCCAGCAGGACGAGCAACTTCTAGCAAGCGACCTGCGCGTAGTTCCATCCTTCTTTAATACAGTCGCACGCTTCATCCCAATCACTTCCGCATCCTGGCGCAACATATCGCACTGCGTCTTGGTTAGGACATACCGATCTACAGCTGCGGTTAAAACCTTCTGCTTAAACTCGCTCATTTGATCTCCTTGGATAACTCAAGTAATGCTTGATTTAGCGCATACTCAAAGCACGCCGTCTTGTTTTTGACAATATGCTGGCGGCCAGCCTCGGCCATAGCTTCATATAAGTCATCGTCAACATTGACTGTGATCTTGACAGCATCGTACTCCTCAACCTTTAGAAGCTTGATATGCTTTCCAGCTTTTCTTTTCCTCATAGATCCAATTCCTTTCTTATGTAGTCAATCAGCTTGAAGATGATGTACAGCGCACAGTAGATTGCCGACAATGTCATCGAACTGTAAAGAATAAAAGAAGCAATTACCCAAACTATTGCGCCAAGATCAAGTAGGCAGAACATAGTCGTTTTCCTTTAGTTTCCTTAACAGCGTTCTATTATCAATCTGTACCCCGCTGGCTCTGCACCACCAAGACACAACGCCAGTCTTAAAGTCACGCAGTAGCTTCTGTACTTCGTGTGAGTTCTTATACTCCAGTGCATCGTTGAGTGGCACGCCTGTGTGATCCTTAACAATTTTCATGCCCTTAACCATTCCTCGCTTGCGCAGCATCCGTAGGTCGCGGATAGCTTGGAGTGCAACCTCCCCAGCCAACTGCTGCACCCTGTCATCGTAGTCACCGCGACATAGCTGGGTTGATCTCACCGACCCAGCCCCACCAGCTTCGCTTCGTCTTCCTTGATCTGGTTAGCTAACTTAACTAAGTCGTTCGACTGCCCAGCGTAATGAATAATCATTGCGTCCTTGTAGCGGTCCAATCCAAAATGCGATTCAACGCTGGTCATGCAATTGAATGACGGGTCAAGCTCGGTCAGCGGAATGTTCCATAGATGTGCCATCACGTTGAGCCAAGTCTGCTCGGCAAAGTGGTTAGGGTGCAGGCCGATTGGCGGCATTGACAGGATACCAACGGCCTTGGTATGGACCACGAATACGCCAGTGTTTACATAGAACTTAGGCTCAATCACACCGCCGAATGCACCAGCCAGCTTCACCATATCTGGCTTGCGATCCAAGTAAGCTCCCTCGTCAAAGGCACAGAATACCCCAGCGTCCTCGGACAGCTTGGGGCAATCGTTTGCAATCAAAACATCAGCGTCAACGAACGTCACCTG